ACTCCGGCATTCGAGTTGAACGTGCACAGCAGATTGCAACCAGCGTTCCCGGCTGCGGCGCCAGCCGACCCGGCCGTTCCGGGCGCAGCGCCAGTGCCACCGCCGCCACCGCCGCCACCGCCGATCGTGATCAGGTTGCTCAGTGCGGACAGAACGGCATTGCGCACGGCAATCGTCGTGCTTCCGGGCCCGTTCCCGGCCGCCCCGGCGCCACCACCGGCGCCCCCTCGTGCGACTTGGAGGAACAAGGTGTCAGGAAGCCATATGGCCGGAGCGAAAAGACGCGCCGTCGCGCCACTTCCTCCGCCCCCGCCACCTCCGCGCGCTGAGCCAGCAGGGGCCGTGAATCCGCCACCACCGCCGCCGCCAGCTGCGACAGCCAGAATCCATATGTTGCGTGCGCCGCGCGGCTTGTTCCACACTTGCCATGATCCGGCTGGCGACGCCGCGCCGGTTTGCGTCGCGAAGAACTCCTGGACATCGACGCCAGGCGGTAGGTGCTGAAGGTCAAGCATCGCGACTCAGTATTTGCCGCCGATGACCGTGACGGCATACCCCGTTCCGGCCGCACCGGTGGACGTGCCGAAGGCCACGAACAAGCGATAGCCAGCCGGCAGAGGAATGTTGAGCGCGCGCTCGAACTGCGGGCTCTCGGCCGTCTGCGAGAGGGTGATCGCTGGCGCGGCAATCTCGGCGATCAGTTGACTGTTCGCTGCCGTGTTCGATGTGCCAGGGGTGAAGGTGCCCGTGACCGTGGACACGAACACCCGCATGACAGTAGCTGCTGGCGAGCCGACGGCCTTGGCGATGATCCGCTGCACGAAGCCGCCGTTCGTGGTGTCCGCCTGGAACACCGGGAACACGTTCGCGCCGGTGCCGTCAAGCGCGGTATTGGCACTCGGGCCGAGCACCGCGCCGCCGAGTTGTAGATCCGGCGAACGGGAGTAGATCGGATCAATGTTGGCTGACATGTGCTACCCCTGGGGTCAGAGCATCGCAAGGCCGGCGGCATGCGCCACGATCTGGCCGAGCCGATTGCTGTGGAAGAAGTTGCCCGGCGCGGTCGCGAACACCGTCGGCGAGGCCGAGAAGTTCACCAGCGCCCCGGCATTGCTGCTCGCAAGCACCGTCTCGCGCACCAGTGTGGTCGACGCCGACAAGTAGCCGATGCCGACTTCCCATTCGGTCCCCTGTTCGGCCGTGTAGTAAAACCGATCGTTGACGGCGAAGGTCGAGGAGAACGTCACGCGCGACGAGTTTGCACCCGCCAGCGTGATGTTGCCGGCGCCGGTCGTCGAACTGGTCTCCTCGACGCGATCTGCGGTGAGCGGCATGGCGCGTCAAGGCATCGCCGAGTAGGTCAGCGAGGAACAGGAAACCGTGTCGCCGGCGCCGATGGTCAGTCCGCCGCTCATGTTGATGTCCGAGGCGGACGCGGCTACCGCGCAGTGCACGACGACCGTCCCGCCCGAGGTCTCCAGCGTGGCGTTCGCGACCGGGCTGGCGTTGCCGGCCGCGTTCGTGTCGCTGGTGATGGCGCCGGCAGTCGCTGTTCCGCCGGTCGCTGCGCCAAAGGCGGTCGCGGCCAGACCGAGATTAGCCACCGAGGTCCCGGGCGAACTCACGGTGCCAGACAAGCGAAAGCGCAGGCGTCCGCTTGCGCCGATGAGCGCCAGCACGGCATCGGCGGATGCGTTGCGCGCCGCGGTGGAATGGGTGACGGCCATGTCAGTTCTCCTGCTTGTTGTCGACGGGCAGATGCCCGATCAGTTCATAGGTCTCGACCACGCCGGTTGCGGCGCGCGTGACCGTGATGGTGGCATGCAGCACCGCCGGCTGCGCCAGCAGTTCTTGAGACTGCTCGGCGGGCTCTGGAAGTTGCTCGGCCATCACGAAACCTCGAAGTAGCGAAACTGCATGTCCATCGGATCGCGCTCGGTCATTGAGTACGAATACAGGCCGAAGCCCGGGAACGGGGCTGCCATGTCGTTGTAGGCGTTCGGGCCGAGATCGGCCGCCAAGCGCCGGCCGTCGAGCGAGGCGTGCACGATGCCATCCGACAGGTACGAGAAGTTGACATCGATGTCGATCGAGTGCCACTTGTTCGTCAACACCTTCGCGCGCCCCATCACGATGCCGGGTGGGTTCTCCCGCGTGATTGCCCGAGCTTCGGGATCGAATCGCTTCTGGATGCGCAGCTCGTCGCCGCGAATCGCGATGCACAGCGGGGTGCTGCGGATGGTCGAGACCTCCTCTGGGTCCGGCGAGGCCGAGAACCACAGGGGCACGCAGTCCTGAGACCAGAACTGCGAGATCATGAACTCGGCCCGCATGCGCCAGCGCCCGAAGCGCGGAAGCGCCCAGCCGGCAACCTCGGAACGCATCGTCGAGCCGGGCGCCGGGTTGTCGTCGGTGAAGGCCACGCACCGCACGGCGCCGTTCATGGCATCGATGTGGCCGAAGCCGAGCGGCGCTTCCGCGGGCGTCTTGGCAACGCCCATGGTGCGCAACTGTCGGAACTTGAGTAGGTCGATCATGCTGTCATTGACTCCGCTTCGGCCGATTCGATCAGCCCATCTTCGTTCTTGCCGAACTTGATCTTCTTCGGTCGGCCTTCGGCCATGGCCTTCGACACCGCCTGCTTCACGATGTCGCCGATGATCTCCAGGGTTCGCTGCTGCTGGTCGGCTTGGCTCTTGGCGACGAGTTTGGCGCCCTCGGCCTCGGCCGCAGCCGCTTGCTCTTGCTGTAGTGCCTGCTGCTGGGCCTGCATCTGCGCCTGCGCGGCTTGCGCCTGTTCTTGCTGGCGCTTTTCGAGTTCGTCCTCGCTCGGAACCACTTCGTCGACAGGCAGTTCCATGGCGCTTGCGACCTCGCGCAGCAGCGCGGCGCGGCCCTTGATGCCGATGATCTGCATGTCGATTGGGTTCGCGGTCATCGCCAGGAACTGCGTGCGTCGCGTCTGCGCCGATTCCTTGATCAGGATGGCCGCCGCGCCGCGCGGCACGATGATGCAGTCGCCCTTGATGCTCTCGTCTGGGTTGTAGAGCATCTCGTTCACGAAGGCCATCGTGATCGTGGGCTGGATCACCCGCAGGTCGATGTTGCTGATCGCCCTGCGCAGGCCCTTCGCGGCATTGTTCATCAGCATGGACAGGCCGCTTGCGGTGTCGCCCGCGCCGGCGGCCTCGCCATTGCCGTAGGTGTAACGCGGCACGCCAGTGGCATCGTCTGCACGCTGCTCCCACTCGGCGTAGACGCGCATCAGTTTTTCGCTGTTGTCGTTCGGCTGGAAGAAGCCGACGCCTGGGTTCGTGCCCTGGGATGCGTCGCTGCGAAGCTGCCACATCTTCCAGGATGCGATCTCAATCGACTGCTCACCCTCGGCAAGCCGATCCATGTGGATCCAGCCCATCGGGCCGGAGGACGCGCCCATGTTGTCGGCCAGCGAGCACGCCGAGGCATTGCACATCTGCTGGTGAACTGCGGCCAAGTCAGGGATGGCGCGACCCCAGAACGCGCCCGGGATCTCGTCGTAGCAGGCCTTGCGGTACGGGCGCTGCCCCAGCGGATCGGGGTTCAGGGCGCAGTAGACGACGTACTTGCCGACGATCAGGCAATTGACCTCGTAGTCCCTGTCCGGCTCCAGGTCGACCGTGACGCCCCAACTTGCGAGCTTCCAGCCGGGCACCGAGCCCCAGAAGTTCAGCGCATCGATCACCCCGGGCGGGGTCAGGAACAGGTAGGTCGTCTCCTTCTCCAGCCGCTGGCGTTCGGCCTCGGTCCACAGCCAGCCTTCAAGATGGCCGTTCGTGTAGTCAAGCAGCGCGGACTCGATCTCGCGGTCGTTGTAGCCCGGCAGACCCTTGAGGTCGAACAACTGGCTGCGGAAAAACCGCACGCGCTCAATGAGGTCGCCCTGCTGACAATCCACCGCCCCGACGCTCGGATAGATGTCGAACGGGCTGACGCGCTCCCAGGTCTGCGCGGGGTTGTTGGTGACCGTCGGTTTCCAGCCATCGCCCCAGCTCAGGCGCTTGTGCCTCTGGTACACCGGGCCCTTCAGGATCGACGCCGGGTAGGTCACGAAGTCTTCGACGAAGGCATCGATCGCTTCCTCCCACGACCCTTGGGCAAGGCGATCGGCGATGCGCTGCTCCATGCGCAAAGCACGCTTGGCAGCCGCGCGCTTCATCTCGCGCTCGGCCTCCTCGCGGAGTTGCTGGCCGAGTTCGGACACGGTGTCGCGGAACTCGCTCTTCTCCATCACGACGCCGGCGCTTTGCGCCATCTGCATCATGACCTGCTGCGCTTGAGCGACCGCCTTCGAGACGATCGACATCTTCAGTTCTTTGGGCAACTCGGCAATCGGCGTCGGACTGATGCCCCATGGCCGCTCGCCAGCGGGCAGGACGATCTCTCGAATCCAGGCACTCGCGCCGCGGCACTTGGTCTCGGTCAGGTCAGCCCACACCACATTCGTGCCGCCGTTGGCTTGGATTTGCGAGAGTGCCTCGGCGCTGTACTCGCCGCGCCGCGCGCGCAGGCAGTTGAGCATGCGCCGCTCGATCTTGTACTTCGCCAGCTTGTTGTTCGTCCAGGCATGGCGGATGTGGCCGACCAGCGCGGTCTCGGTCTGGCTGTTCGCGATCGACTGGAACTCGGGAACCGGATCAGCGTCGCGCTGGATCAGTTGTTGCAAGCCGAGTTGGCGGATGAGCGGCGATGCTGCCATGCGGGGGAAGCCTCAAGCGGTGAGCGGGAGGCATCGAGCGCAGCTCGGCGTGCCGGGATGCATTGTGCTGTGCGACCGCGAGCCCGGCAAACGACCTCGGATCAGTGGATGCGACGAGCGGACTTGAACCGCTGACCTTCGGGGTATGAACCCGACGCGCTACCACTGCGCCACGCCGCGCGGCCATTCTGTCGGCCAGCGCATGCGGCGTCAACCCGGGATGCGCCCGTTCCAAATGACCTTCCTGCGCTGCTGTACGCGCACCTTCGCGCTCACGATCTTCCGGTCGATCAGTTCTGGAATGAAGGTGAGGGCGAGCGAGTCGGCTCGGTCTGGAGACTTGCCGCCGTTCTTCTTCAGGTCCTTCTTGCTCTGCAACTGGATTCTGAACAAGCCGTCGTAGCCGTAGTCCAGGCTGCACAGTTCGTCGATGAGCTGGTCGCTGTCCGGGATCTCGCCTGCCGCCATCCAATCGCGCATGCGCCCCCAGCACTCGCTGCGCTGGTTGAAATACTGCTTCTCGTCCTTCGCTGGCACGCCCCACATGACCGGGATAAGCGGCGGCAGTTGCGCGCCGCGCACCGCGCCGATGCGGCGCAGCGTCGAGTCAACGTCGGCGCCGTTGCCGACGGCGTCGTAGACGATGCACGACACCCCGCTGGCATCGCGCCGTTCGCGCTGCGCCTTCATCGTGTCGCTGTCGCCCATCAGCATGTCGAAGATGCGGCCGCCCAGGTCCACGCCATCGAAGCCTGAAAGTGCTTCTTGCCAGTGCACCTTGAGCCCTTGCCGGAGGGTGATGACCGTGAAGTCGTCGCCGAAGCGGGCCGGGTCGATCGCCAGGATTTTCTGGTGCGCGCTGTAGCTGGCCCGCGCGACCTCGCGGCGACGCGCCCCCTCGGCAAGTTCTGGACTGATGAAGTTCGCGAAGCCGGCTCGAGGGAACAATCCGGCCACCCGCACCCGCACGAAGTCGCTGTCCTCGCCGTACTCCGTGACCCATTCCTGGATTTGCCCCTTGTTCGTGAACCGCACGCGCCGGCTGTCGACGCGGCTGTAGTGCCAGGTCCCGGGGCGCGTGCACACCTTGTGAAAGCGCCCTGTCGTGCGGGTCGGGTTGCCGTAGCAGCACCAGATGATCTGCGTCTTCGCGTCGGTCAGCGCGCCTTCGGCAACCTCCCATATCAGATCGGCAATGGCCGAAGCCTCGTCGAACATCAGCAGGATGCGCCGGCCCTTGTTGTGCATGCCGGCGAAAGCCTCGGTGTTTTCCTCCGACCACGGTGCCGCATCGATGCGCCAGGTGCGCGAATGCACCGGGTCGGCGGAGTAGATCGCGGTGGCCGTAAGCACGAACAACTCGCGCGCCATGAACATCTGAAACCACTTCGCCAGTTCGGCCCAGGTCTTGGTCTTGAGCTGGTCGGCGGTGTTCGCTGTCACGACACCCTTCGTGTCCTCATGCGTGCTGAGCGCCCACAAGATGAGCCACGACACGTTCGCCGACTTGCCGATGCCGTGGCCGGCGCTCACCGCCTCCTTGACCACGGCGCCCATGTCGGCGCCCTCGCGCAGCCGCGAGCCGATGCGTCTGAGCTGCTCACGCTGCCACTCTTCGGGGCCATCCTCGTCAGCCAGCGGCGTACCGGTCGCGCCCCACGGGAAGGCCCACAACACGAACCCGAGAGGGTCGAATTCGAACTCGGCCAGCTTGTCGAGGACTTCGTCGACGGGGTCTAGGAGATCGGACATGGGAAATTTAAGGTGCCCAGCGCATCACGCGAGGAGACTGCGCTTGCGCCGGGCGGACAGGGGTTGGATACGGGCGGAACCCAATGGCATGCACGCCTTGTGTCTTCCCGGGGTGAGCGGCACCCGCTGCTGGCCCATCGCGGAGTTGGAGAACTCCGCGCGCTGGGAGCCCTTGCGGGCTCCTGCTGCTCGCCGTTCAGTTCAGCCGCCGCGTCGCAGCGTCGTCTGGCGTGGTGCCATGCCCGCCGGAACGCACGAGTATTCCTCGGGAGTTGGGGGCGGGTAGCCGACCGCAAACTTGCGCTGATCGGCCGGGGCGCAGTCGATCACGCACTGCGAGCGGCGGTGCCCGGTCATCTCGCTGGCCTGACGGGTCTTGCCGATGCCGGTGGCCTGGTCTCTGAAGCGCGCGAGATCGGGGATGGGGCGGTTCTTCACTTGCTGCTCTCCTTCGTGCGACGGCGCTCGCGCGCCGCCTTGAGTCGATCGGCGAGGGCGCTCGCCAGCGCGTTGACTCCGTCGTCGGAGTCCCTGACCAATTTCTTGTGCTCGGCGAGAAGTCTGATCGCCGGGAACGGATCGCGCAACTTGATGCGCTTGATCTCGCCGACCTTGACCTTGTTCTTGCCGTGGCCGACGAAGGTCTCTTCGACCGTCAGGCTGGAGATGGCGAACGAGTGCGCCTCTTCGAGGTCGGCCGGGCTGCGCAGCACTCCGTTCGGATCGTACAAGGCTCGGATGTCGGCGCGCGCAAGCATCGCCGCGCGCGCCAGAATCTCGTCGATGTCCATATGGAGCGCCTTGTGCTTTTCTTCGAGCAGCTCCTTGATCCGGGCCTTGATCAGCGGGTCAGCGAGCAGGCGCCCTACGCTGCCATTTGCGGTCGCGGCAGAAAACCCGCTGTCGACGTAGGCCTTAGTGGCGTTGTACGGGTGGGCCACGTATCGAAGAATGAACTCTTCGTGTCGCGGCTTGATCGATTTGAGTGATTCGCGCATGTCAGTGCACCCGTCGCTTGTCGCGATGACCCGTGCCGCCGACCATCTTGCCGTCGGCCATGTCGCGCACCATCTTGGAGTTGATCTTGCCGACGATCTTGCCGTTCCAGTCGAGGATCACCCTCTGCACAGCAGCGGCAACCGAAGTCCAGTTGACCGCACCCACGTCATTCGATCCGCCCTGCTCCATGAGCGACTCGACGATCTGCGCCGTGAAGTCCTTCGCTGCGTCGAGCGTCGGCTGGATAGGCTTGGCTTGGCGCCAGTGCACCGTCTTCGTGGAGCCGCTCGGCAAGAAGATTATGAAGCCGCCGAACTCTGGCTCGTTGTCGGCGCTCTCGATCTCGATCACGCTGCACTTGCCTCGTCCTGGGTGGCGCGGGTGCAGTCCGTCGTTGCGTTGCGCGTCGTCAATCTTCATGTCCGGTCCAGTCGTCATTTTTCATACGGCGTTGAGCAGCCTTCCACAGGTCATCGTGCTCTGCGCCGCGCCAGCCAGTGGTGAACGGGCCGCCGAGGGTGAAGTGAGCAATGCCGCAGTCCTTCGGCATCGGCTGCTCACCCACCAGCCAATTCCAATCCGGCGGCAATTCTCCGATCTCGGAGTCGTGCAGCCAGTACAGCGCGTGCAGTTCATCACGGTGCCGCGTGTTCACGTCGTTCAGCGTCAACCTGCGATTCGCTGCGTGCTCGCAGTTGACAAGCATGACGCTTGACCAGTTCTTTCGCAAATACGTCCGCTGCGTCTGCGCGTCCATCTTGGTCTTGCTGCGTGGCGAGTGCTTGTGCTTGACCACCATCACGGCGAATTGCGGATCACGCGGCATGTAGCGCACGCCACGGAAGAAAACTACGTCGCAGTCCGTAAAGAGTACCCATCCGCGCATTCCCAGAAGCGGCGCCAAGAAGCGCAACACCGAAAATTGCGTTGAGCAGTCATCGCCGCTGATGATGTCGTGCATGCGGCCGCCGCGGCGATCCACGGGCCGCCAGAACAGACCGCGTGCACGCAAGTCACTTTCCACAAGCGGTTCGGCCTGGATATGCGAGGTCATCCACAGGCTGTGCGCTGCCACGCTCCATGCCTCGCGCTCGCGCTCGTCTCGGCCGATCAGGACTCTCATGGCGTCATCAGGTAGTCGCCGCTCAGCTCGTTCTCGACCCGATAGCCGATCTCCTGCAACAGGTGCACCGCGCCGAGCGTCTGCAAGCCGAAGCGGCTGGTCGCCATATCACGCTTTTGCTCGACCATGATGACCGGCCGACAGCGGCGCAGCGTGTCCATGCCGCCGCGCAGAACGTTTTCCTCGAAGCCTTCAACGTCAACCTTGATCACGTCCACATCCGCGAAGGCGAACGAGTCGAGCGTGAGCATCGGAATGTCGCCCGGGCCGGACACCCACGAATCGCCCGAGCTGGTCGCCGCAGTGCGAATCCTCACGCTGCCGTCGATCGCGCCCAGAGCGCATGCGTGCAAGTTGACCTTGCTCATGTCTTTCATGTCGGCCAACACGTTGCGCTCAAAGCACGCACGGTGTTCGAGCACCGGCTCGAAGGCCTCTACCACGGAGCACGCCGGGGCGAAGTTGAACGACCACAGGCCGATGTGCGCACCGACATCGACGATGCGACGCAAAGGCTTGCCCTTGACCTGGGACGCCTCGGCGAGCAATGCGATCTGCTTGCGGCCCTGGTAAGAGGGGCGGCCGTTGATGACCATGTGCCCTTTCGGCGATCGCATCCACGCGGGCAGATGCGTTTCGCCTTCCGGAAACCACCATCCCAGGTCCTTCTCGAACTTCATGCTTAGCTCCTGATCGCTTGACGTTGCAACACATCCTTCACCGCGCCGAGAACTTCCTCAACGGTGATCTGCTCCATGCATTTGCGACAGTGAGAGCAGTTCAGCCGGTTGCCGCACCCGAGGTCTGTCCCGGCGAACAGATTGCTGTGCATTGCGTAGCCCGTCACTGCCGGGCTTATGAACCCGCCGAAGATGATGACGCTTGGGACTCCAACGGCTGCGGCCGCATGGCCCAGCCCGCCCTCGGTCCCGACGAAGGTGCGGCACACCGACAGGACGGCCATGGCGTGCCGAAACGTCGGTGTCACGGCCTTCAGCACCTTTTTCGGCAACATCGATGGGATCGCGATCGACGGCACGCACTGCACAAGGGGCTCGTTCAGAGCCTCGGCCAGATCAACCCATCGCTGCGGGATCCACGCCTTGTTGGTGTGGCCGATGTCCTTGACGTTCGGCTCGATCATCACCATCCCGCGGAACGGTTCGGCGAAGCGCTGCTCGTCAAGCGTGAGGCGAACCTCGGCCGGCTTCGGGCTGTACTTCTTCCACTTCCACCGCGTGGCGAGCTTGGCGAGGATGTAGGGCCGCACACCCGGGCCATTGACGATGCGCACCGCGCCCTGCTCGTAGCGGGGGAGGATGTACGGGATGCCGTTCCATAGGTCAAGCCACTGCGCGCGGTTGTGCCTGTCGACGATGACCACGTCCTTGCCGGTCTTCGCGTGCACGGCGCGGGCTTCACCGGCGGCCATCAAAAAATCCCCGGCGCCCATGTCAGGGCGTCTCCACAAGCACGAACGGCACTTCGCCGGCGCGTCTTTCGAATGCCGCCCGCCACCATTCGATGGGTCGCAGCGTCACGTGCAGATTCGTGCCGTCGGGAAACGTCTTTTTCGCTTGGCGGCAACAAACGGACGCCCAGACGAACTTGCGCGCGTAGTGGAAGAGAGCATCGATCAGTTCGTCGACATCCTCCTCCGGTACGTGCTCCAGCACGTCAGAGCAAAGCACGCCGTCGAAGCGGCCGAGCGGCATATCCGCGTTCTCGATGAACGCCGGATCGTAGAGCGTGACCTCGAACCAGCGAAGGCCGAACTCCTTGTGCAGCTTGTGCGGCGATCGGTACGCATCACCCGCTCCGCAGCCGTAGTCAAGCAGGTTGCGCACCTGGTGCTCGCGGCACAGTTTGGCGATCTGCTTGCGATGCTGAAGGATCGACAGACCACGAAAGTTCGTGCCGTCATCCGCCATCTGCCGATACAAGCTGATCAGGTCGCTCATACTTTGGCCCTCCAGAATCCGATCCACTCATCGCGCACGCCCTCGGTCTGCTGTTCGAGCACGAACCCGAGGTCCATCAAAACGGCGTCCAGGTCGTGCGGCACGTTGTTGGATCGCGGGTCCAGCACGAGAGGCCCGCGGCCAGGCGGGAGTTTGATGACGACGAGCCGCTGGCAGAAGTTGTGCACCAGCCGGTACAGCGTCGCACTCGGGTCTTGGAGCTTGTGCAGGATCGCCAGCGCAAGCAACACGTCGTAGGGCCGCGCCGGCGAGTAGGTCGAGACGTTGCCGACATCGAACGAGCAAGGCAGCGAGCCGCGCAGCCGATTCGCATCGGCCACCCGCTGCGCAACGACCTCGACGCCGTGCACGTGGATCGCGCCGGCCTTTGCCATCTCCATCGCGATCAGGCCCTCGGCGCAACCCACGTCCAGTGCGGTCAGTGGTCGCCCCTTGGACCGGCACATTCGGAACTCATCGACGACTGGGCGCAGGCCGCGCATCTGATCGACCAGCGAGCGCTCGTGCTCGCCGCGGCCGACTGGAAACCATGTCTTGGTCGGCTTGCTGGATGCAATGGCTGCCATAGTCACTCCGTGGTTGCGATGCGTCGTTCGAGCGCGCGCCATGCGGTGTCGTCGCGGAACTCGTCGAGTGTGAACTGCCCATCGGCCAGCACAGAGGCGAACTCCAAGCGCTCGGCGTCGCTCGGCCGCTTGGGCGCGAACACGTTCTCTCTCGTCAGGCCGCCTGTCAGCACATGAGCGGAGCCCGAGGCGCTGATGGCGGGAACACCTTCGAGCAGCGCCGTGATCGCCGAAGCCGATGACCACGTGACCACGAGCCGAGATGAGGCGAGGTCAGCGCGCAGTTCGACGTAGGCCTTCGGCTTGTCGCGCATCCACGGGCGCACCTTGATGTGCTTGTCGGGCACGCCGAACTCGCGCAGTGTCTTGACGGCCTCGCCAGTCCAGTCGCCGACCTTGCCGAGGGTGCTCTTCATGAAAGCGTCGGATTGCGGGATCACGAGGACCGTTTCGCCAAGATCGGTGCGCCACGGCTTGATGTCGATCTTGAGTCGCCGGAACCTCTCGCCATCGGACTTGATGCCGCGCGGATCGACCTGAAGCGCGTTGCGCGTGACCCGGAAATACTGTCCCCGGCACTGGTCGAAATAGGCGTTGTCGCAATAGTAGAACGGGATGCCGGCCAGAACATCGCGCTTGGCTTGCATCCATGCGTCCATCACGCCTTCGGTGCCGAAAAAGACGCGGCCTTTCGCGTCGCGTGGCGCGCCCGTCTCGAACGCTCGGCAAATGAGCTTGCTTTTTTCCTTGCCTGGGACCGGATGTAGTTTCAGCATGGGTCGAAGTTGCTTGAGGTTGGAATGAGCATGAAGTGCTGGCCCCACAGTTGATCCGGCGGAGGCTGAAGCACTTCGTACAACCATGGCGCAGGCTGAAGAGCCCCACGCGAGCGGATGCTCTCTGTAAGGCTCATTGGCAAGCGCAGCGGCGGAATCGGAACCGTCAATGCAACCGCAGCCGCGATGAACGTTCGTCGTTTCATGCCGACCCCTCGTCGAGGTATTCAATCAGATCGCTCAGGCGCTTGCAATAACTGCACTCATGCGACTCGGCCGGCGCGCCGCAGCCTTGGCAGAACATCGGCTGCTTGCGCTCGTGCTTGCAACTGAGGATGTCGTTGATCAGTTGGTCGTAGATGTCCATGGGCCCCATCCTTCCGCCTTCATCCGCGCGAACGGTTCGCCGGTTGCGATCTCGTCGTGATGCCACTGGCCGCACGCCATCTCGTGCAACGCCTTCTCACGCCCGGCCTTCCATCCGCCGCAAATCCAGCGAGGAGCGTGATAGTCCACAGGCACGCCCTCGCACAACGCGCGCACGCCCATTGCGCTTGACCAGATCACCAGCCGGCCCGCACCTTTGAGCGCTTCGGCATCCGCTTCAAGCTTGCGCTTGTCCCCGGGGTGCTCCATCACGACGACGTTCTTGACGCCCTTCGCACGCAGTTTGGCGGCGATCTGATGGTGCCAGCGCGGCGGCGAGAACATCAACTCGGAGCCGATGCCACGCTGGCCGCGCACGACCGTCTTGAGGCTCAATCGGTCGGAGTAGTCGTGCATTGGCTTGATCGCAAACCCGAGCTTCGCGAACCGCGCCTCACCATCGCCCGCCGGGAACCAGCCGCTGCCGTTGTGACCGTGCACGCTGATCGCGTAGTGCGTCTTGTCGACCTGTTGCAGGTAGCCGTTCTCGCACACGAGCACCGTGCCTCCCTTGGTTTCCCAGCGGCGCGCGTAGGTCTCGTCAGGGCCGCGATGCAGATTCCAAAGCACAAGCAGATCGTCGGGACCGCTGGGCCACGCGCGACCGCAGATGTAGTCCCGGATGTCCGAGTAGCCGATTCGCCGCAAGCCATCCTCAAACGCCGCGCGGCGGTAGCTCGGCTGCGGGCGGATTTGCACGACAGCAAAACTCATAGTGCCTCCACAATCTGCGCCATCTGGAACAACGTCAGCGCGCTATTGGGCGTCGCGTTCACGATCTCGATTCCGAGCTTCTTGGCGTCAGCCGCGATCGCCTCAAACTTGTTCAGCCACTCGCCGTAGAGTTGCTTTTGCACGAGCGGGTTGACGTGCTGTCCAAACCAGTGGTGCTTGCTAGTCTTCGGATCGGCGCGCATGTCGAAGCCCAGCAGCACGACGCGCTGCGCCCCAAAGCACGCAGCCACGTTCACGGCTTGCGCGCCCGAGTTGCCGTTCAAATGCACGCGCTGCAAGCACATGCCGCTGGTGTTCGCCGGCTTGATGTGGGTCAGGCGCCAGCGCTCGGCCGAGGCCCGATCCTGCGTCACCCACTCGCCGCGGTGCCAGGACAACTTCGGTCGGTAGTGCTTGATCGCGGTGTAGTCGCCAAAGTACACGACATCGGCGAATGGCACGCGCTCGGCGGTGTTGTTGACCGCGATCACGTGGCACCGCTCGGCAGCTCTGGAAAACTCGACGTGGCACAGTTGATCGTCGCTCAAGCTCGGGCCGCTTGCGACAACCACAGCGGGCCGTGTAGCCCAAGCCTCGCGGAAGTAGGGGCGCAGGTTCATATGATTCAGGCCGTCGCCTGCAACCTGGTCAGCGCGGCTTGGCACGAGATCGCGTTCGCGCCCGATAGTGCAGCTTGATCGGTATTGCCTTCGGCCAAGTGGATCCGCATGTTGGTCGAACACGTTGCAGCAACCACCTGAAGTTCCGCGATTGCGCCATGCATGCGCGGCGCGTGGTGCAGCCGATCGCGCAGCGCATAGCCGAGCAGGCGCCATACCTTGCTGCGCGCATCCTCCGCGGCCAGGCGGCGGTCGATGTCGGGGTCGTAGTTCGCCGCGCTCACGCAGGCCGACTCGCCCGTGACCGTGAAGCCATTGGCGAGCACCAGCACGCAGATGGTGAGCAAGCCGAGTTGCTCTGGGACGGGCCTCAGATCGGGCGCCGCCATGACCGCAGCGTCGTAGGCCGAGAACGAGTGCTCGCTCACGATCGCTGCCTCAACATCGGATTCCGTGATGCGCGGCGCGGGCTGATTGGCAAGAGCAATGGTCATGTGTCTCTCCGGTTAGATGCCGCACAGCGCGGCGTTAATACGGCTGAGCGCCGCGGATGCTTCGGTGTGTTCTGCTTCTCCGTCGACCAGTTCGACGATCTCGCGCAACCGCGTCACGTCCGGGTGTTCCTCAATCACCAGCGGCAACGCCGCCTGATCCTCCGGCAGAGATTCGATGATGATCTCGGCGCGCGGGTTGCGCTTGTCGATCGCGTGGTAAACGTGCTTCTCACGCACTTGGCGATCGTTTCGGTACACACCAGCCTGGACCAGCAAGCGGCCGGGGCTTTCGGTTCCGTCACGCGACTTTGGTGTCACCCACCGATCTTGCAGGCAGTCGAGGATGAGAGACTCGTCCAAGTCAGGGCGCTCCGTGGCGTACCAAACACGCAGCGTCACACGCAGCGGTTCTTCGATTCGCAACCGGGCGGCCGGCGGTATCTGCCGCAGCGCGTCGCGCTCGTAGGCCAGCGCCTTGTCGCTCTTGCGCAAGATCGTCCGTTTGTTGTCGCCGCGGCCGATCGTGGCGAGTTCGCGGCTGTTGGCCTTGCTCGCCGGCTCGCCAAGGATCACGAGACGGATCACAGCAATGCCACCAGCGCGCCGGCCAGCAAAGCCGCTGTGATGACCACAGCCGGGCCGATCACCACGAGCAGCGTTTCCCGCATGCTCAATGGCTCTAGCGGGCCGCCTTCATCGCTCCATTTTGGAACATTTTTTTCAAAGCAAGAGGGCACATGATGCCTCATTTCCATTCTCCTTCGGAATCGTTGTTGATTAAAACGCCCCAGGAGGCGACGCAAATTCGTTTGGCTAGGGTGGCCTTGACCATGTCACGATCGTTCGCCCTGAGCGATCCTGGCGCGATCTGGCCGCATATCCGGCATCGAGACAACATCGCCAGCTCCTCGCATGACCCGTCCGGAGCGGTTGAGGAACGACGGGATGGTGGCGAACGTCGCGGCGGACGGCTCGGCAGGCGCCCACAGGTCGCCGGTCAGGCGCAGGGCAAGCGTGATCGCCGCCTCGGACAGGTTTTCGCCGCCCCGAACGGCGTCGAGCAGGCGGTGAGCTTCGGCGCGGGTCATGCCTCGGCCCCCTCGTCGCCGCCGAACCGCACGGCGGCACGAGCCATGTCCCGAGCGGCGATCGAAACCGGCTCGCCGCGTTGCCCTTTGGCGAGGATGTCGCG